TAGAAGAAATCAAGAACCAGGTCAAAATACATTATGGGATGAGACAAGGGCAGAACCTTATCTAGAATTTTATGATAATGTTATAACGCAAATGGATTTAGAAGCATTTGATATTAAGACTATGGAAACTAGAGAACTTGCTGAACTTTCTGAGAATGTATTAGAAAATCTGAAACAGACAGATATTAAGTTTCGCAACTATTCTAAAGTACATTTTCCTATGACGATGATTATGAATTATGAGAGTTATCCAGACCCATTTCATGCAGGAGATGGATTAGTAGTATCAGTAATGATGAGTAAGTATTGGAATAAAACATGGGGTGGTGAGATGATTACTTATCACGATACTGAACCAGAAGATATTGTATCAGCATTTCCTGGTCGTATCTATGTCAGTCATGGAACACCTTGGGTTAGAATACAACAACCAAATATAAAAGCAAAAATAGAATTAGAATTTTTACAGTTTAGATTAGCAAATTAGGGAGCAGTTATGGTATCAGATAAAATTAGTGTCGTAAAGAGTGACGGCAGAACGGAATCACTAGACATTAGAAAGATACAGAAGATTACACAAGAAGCGTGTGAAGGTCTATCTGGTGTGTCTTCATCACAAGTAGAAATGAATTGTGGCATTCAATTCTATGATGGTATTGAAACTTCTGATATTCAGAAAATCCTAGTTAAGTCATCTGCAGATTTGATTGATTTAGATAATCCTAACTATGAATACGTTGCCGCACGTTTGCTATTGTATGGACTACGAAAGAATGTATTTCAAGAGTTTGACTATCCTGTATTGATAGACCATGTTAGACATAACATTGACCGTAATGTTTATGACAAAGATTTGCTAACTTATTACGATGATGATGAGTGGGCAAAACTAGATAGTATGATAAATCATAAGCGTGACTTAGATTTCACATACGCTGGTCTACAACAAGTAGTAGACAAGTATCTAGTTCAAGACAGAAGCAGTGGTGATGTATACGAAACGCCACAGTTTATGTATATTCTTATTGCCGCAACTTTATTTGCACAGTACCCTAAAGAAACGAGATTACAATATGTTCGAAGATATTATAATGCAATTTCGCAATTTAAAATCAATATTCCTACACCTGTTATGGCGGGTGTGCGGACTCCTATTCGCCAGTTTGCTTCTTGTGTACTGGTCGATGTTGATGATACTCTTAACTCCATATTTAATTCTGACAGTGCTATTGGTTATTATGTCTCGCAACGAGCAGGAATCGGTATCAACGCAGGTCGCATTAGGGGAATCAATGCAAAAATTAGGGGTGGAGAAGTTCAACATACTGGTGTTATTCCTTTCCTCAAAAAGTTCGAAGCAACTGTACGATGTTGTACACAGAATGGTGTCAGAGGTGGGTCAGCGACTACACACTTCCCTATCTGGCATAAAGAAATTAGTGATATCATTGTACTCAAAAATAACAAAGGTTCTGAAGATAACAGAGTAAGAAAGTTAGACTATTCTATTCAGTTGTCAGAACTCTTCTATAAAAGATTTTTGAACAGTGAAGATATCACTTTGTTTTCACCTCACGATGTACCTGGATTATATGAAGCATTCGGTACGCCAGAATTTGATGCGTTGTATGAGAAATACGAGAGAGCATATTCTGTACCTAAGAAAACTGTACCAGCAAGAGAATTGTTTATCAACATTCTCAAAGAACGTGCAGAGACAGGTCGTATCTATCTTATGAATATTGACCATACAAATACACACAGTTCATTTCAAGACAGAGTGTATATGTCAAACTTGTGTCAAGAGATTACTCTACCTACTAAACCTATTCAGCATATCGATGATGAAGATGGTGAGATTGCATTGTGCATTCTATCGGCAGTAAATGTAGGTAGTCTAAAATCTACTGATGAATTAGAAGACTTATGTGAACTTGCAGTTCGTTCTCTTGATGAGATTATTGACTATCAAAAGTATCCAGTACTCGCCGCAGAAAAGTCTACTAAAGCAAGACGTAGTTTAGGAGTTGGATATATAGGTCTAGCACACTACCTAGCAAAGCATCGTGTGAAGTATGATGATGCAAAAGCACATGAGATTGTTGATGAGTTGTCAGAGAGTTTTCAGTATTTTCTATTGAAAGCATCTAACGAATTAGCACAAGAGAAAGGTGCTTGTGAGTTATACAACAGAACAAAGTATGCTCTAGGTATATTACCTATCGACACTTATAAGAAAGATGTTGATGACATTGTAAATAGAAAGTTAAGTCGTGATTGGATTACTCTACGCAAGAACATTAAGTCACACGGTCTCAGGAACTCAACTCTGTCCGCACAGATGCCATCAGAGAGCAGTTCCGTTGTGTCAGGAGAAACTAACGGAATCGAACCTCCTAGAGGATATCTGTCCGTTAAAAAGTCAAAAAAAGGGACTCTTAAACAGATTGTTCCGCAGTATTCTACATTAAAGAATGCTTATACTTTGCTATGGGATATGCCTTCAAACGAGGGGTATATCAAAGTAGTAGCAGTGATGCAAAAATACTTTGACCAAGCAATCAGTGGTAACTGGTCATACAATCCAGAGAACTACGAGAATAACGAAGTGCCAATCTCAGTGATGGCGCAAGACTTATTGACAACTTACAAGTATGGTTGGAAGACTTCATATTATCAGAATACTTACGATGGTAAGACTGATGACGATGTAGAAGTTTCACCAGAAAAAGCATTGACAAATACACAAGAAATGATGTATAATAACGACAATGAAGAAGAAGCGTGTGACGCTTGTGCAATATAGGAGCAACAAAAAGAAATGGTAAGCGTATTCAATCAGAAGAAAGTAGACTACACGAAACAACCTATGTTCTTTGGTGAGGACCAAGGAATGCAGAGATATGATGAATTTAAGTATCCTATCTTTGATAAGTTGACACAGAAGCAGTTAGGATTCTTCTGGAGACCAGAAGAGATTTCATTACAGAAAGACCGTAATGACTATAATGAGTTGCGTCCTGAACAGAAACATATCTTCACATCTAATCTAAAGTATCAGATTTTACTTGATAGTGTGCAAGGTAGAGGTCCTGCATTAGCATTCATGCCTTACTGTTCTATACCAGAACTAGAAGGTTGTATTATTGCATGGGACTTCATGGAGACAATTCATAGTCGCAGTTATACATACATGATTAAGAACTTGTATAGTCATCCATCAGAAGTATTTGATACAGTAATTGATGACGAACATATCATGGAACGTGCAGATAGCATTACAAAGTGTTATGATGACTTCATCAACTATGCACAGAGATATCAAGTGACTGGTGAAGGTACTACAAAAGAATTAAAACGTCTACTATGGAGAGCATTAGTAACAGTTAACATTCTTGAAGGTATACGTTTTTATGTATCATTTGCTTGTACATTTGCATTCGGTGAATTGAAGTTGATGGAAGGCAGTGCAAAGATTATATCTTTTATTGCAAGAGATGAAAGTCAACATCTTGCGATATCGCAACATATAATTAAAGCATATAAGAATGCTGAACAAGATAAAGAGATGCTTGAAGTTATCAAAGAAGAAGAACAATTCATGTACGATATGTATCGTCAAGCAGTAGATGAAGAAAAGAAATGGGCACAGTATCTTTTCAAAGATGGATCAATGATTGGTCTTAATGAGAAGTTATTGTCAGATTATGTCGAGTGGGTCGCTAATAAAAGAATGAAAGCGATTGGACTTGACCCTATCTATCCGATTAAACCAGGTGACAATCCGTTACCTTGGACAATGCACTGGTTAAATAGTAGTGGTTTGCAAAATGCACCTCAAGAAACTGAAATCGAATCCTATGTCATTGGAGGAATTAAGCAAGATGTTGAGACGGATACATTTAAAGACTTCAAGTTATAGGAGAGAAAATGTCGAGACAGAAACAGTACCACTGTACAGATTGCGAAGCAGAATTTAAGATATCGCATAACATGGACGAAGACTATTATAAGATAGAAATGTGTCCATTCTGTGGTGCAGAAGTAGAACAAGAATTAGATTTTGAAGAGGATTAGAATATGAAATTAAAAGATTATGAAGAATTTGTCAGTACTGTAACATCAACTGAAAGTCAGAATTTATCACATTTGACTAGAAGAATGTCTTTACTAGATACTGATGAAGTAAACATTGCCTTGTTGATGACAGGTGCAATGGGTATTAGCAGTGAGGGAGGTGAATTTGCGGAAATCGTTAAGAAGGCATTATTTCAAGGAAAACCATTGGATGATGATACCATATTTCACCTCAAGCGAGAACTTGGGGACATTATGTGGTATTGGATTAATAGTTGCAGAGCATTGGGTCTAGACCCTAACGATGTAATTAAAGAAAACGTATTCAAACTAGAAAGTCGATATCCTGGCGGCAAGTTTGATACATACTTTAGCGAAAACAGGAAACAAGGAGACTTATAATGAAAATACTATTAGCAACAGTTGTAATATTATCACTTGGTGCGTGTAACTATGCAAACGCAAATGAAATTGGTAGAGTTGCAGTAAGTGACGTTAATAAAACAATCATCAACAAAGAACCATATCAAGTAGAAGTGTGTACAAATCAAACAGTGCGTAATGATACTACAGGTGATATGATTGTTGGTGGACTAATTGGTGGACTCATCGGCAATCAAATTGGTAAAGGTGGGGGTAAGAATGCCGCTACTGGTATCGGTGCATTGACGGGTGCAATTATTGCAAACGATAAGAACGCTGGTTCAAAAAATCAACGAGTGTGTAGAATAGAAACTAGATACAATGAAAGTCAAGTCACAGTATACAGTCATTCTATTGCGTCATTCAATTACAATGGACGATCCTACTCTCTCAGTTTTAAGAAGTAGTGCGTACAATGTACGCTGGTATTGACTATTCATTAAGCAGTCCAGGTATATGCATATCAACCTCAGAAGAGATGAGGTTTGATGACTGTAAGTTTTTCTTTCTAACATCGAAAAAGAAATATGAAGGTACCTGGAAGAATATCTATGGCGATTTGCATAAACCATGGAACACACCTGAAGAGAGATATCACAATATCTCTTCATGGGCGATGAGTATTCTGCGACACGAATATGAAACTATCACAATCGAAGACTATTCAATGGGATCAAGAGGTCGTGTATTTCATATAGGTGAGAACGCAGGTATTCTAAAGTATAGACTATGGAGAAACAAACACGAAGTTACTACACTATCTCCTAGTTCAGTTAAACAGTTTGCTACAGGCAAAGGCAATGCTAATAAAGAGAAAATGTATGAAGCATTTCTGAACGAGCATAAATATGATATAAGAGAGGTCATGGGACAAGACACTTTAGATAGTCCTGTTACTGATATCGTAGACGCTTATTACGTCTGTAAAGCAGGAATTAATATATGATACTAATTTTTCTAACTTTTCTATCGGCATTGTCAATTTCAGCAATCGCCGCACTATATTCACTACTAGGACTCGCCGCTATCTTTAGTGCGGCGAAACTGCCTGTGTTACTTATGGGTGGTGTATTAGAAGTAGGTAAACTTGTAACCGCAACATGGTTATATCACAACTGGAAAAAGACACCTATACTACTTAAATCATATTTGTCTATCGCAGTTGTAGTTCTAATATTTATAACATCAATGGGAATCTTTGGTTTTTTATCAAAAGCACACATTGACCAGACAATCACAGTAGGTGATAATTCTTTAGAAATAGCACAGATAGAAACTCGTATTGATAGACAAGAAAAGCGTGTAGATGATGCAGAACTTGTCATATCACAGTTAGATGACCAAATACAAACACTCATCGAATATGACAGAATACGAGGTGATGAGGGGTCTATTGCTACAAGAGAAAAGCAGAAAGATGAACGTGCAGAACTAAACAGTATTATTGATAGTTCTATGGAAGAGATAGCAACGCTCAATAAAGAGAAACTTGTATTAAGTAAAGAGCAAATAGAACTAGAAGCAGAAGTTGGTCCACTTAAATATATTGCAGAACTTATCTATGGTGATAATGCAAAGGATCATTTCGATGAAGCAGTTCGTTGGGTCATTCTATTGCTTATATTTGTATTCGACCCTCTTGCAGTCTTACTCTTGATAGCGGCAAATCAGTCGTTAAGAGAGATAAGAAGAGTAAAGATTGATAATGAGAATATTACAAACTTTACGGAGGTTGATAGCAATGATATTGAAACCGTACAGACGCCAGAGGCGCAAACTGAAGAAATCAATACAGAGACCGAGAATAAAACTGACGAAGTTGAAACAGAGAATACTACAATCGAAGAAGAAACCTCTGAAGTAAAAATGATAGTCACAGAAGATGAACGTGAGTTGTGGGAGAAGTTTAAGACAAGAACTGAAACACCAGTAGAAAACTCAGGTATCAAAAAAGTTGACTATATAGAAGAGCAACAAAGGAAAATATAATGTTAGAAATGATAGCGGCAGGTGTATTAGCACACGGAATATACCATAAAACTATGGGTATAATGCATGACGAAAATGAAGTAAATCATGTCGAAATGGTTATGCCAGTTCAAACAATTAAAC